TAAAGACTTACCAATATCAATAGATAGTTCTTTTACTTTCCAATGACCATTCTGATCAAGATCTCTGTATTTTCCCCAGACTCTTTCAGTTGATGGCTTGCCCCAATTATTTAAAATCCAACTAGAAGAATTTAATTTGTCTGTACCGCCAACACCAAATACAAAGTCAACATCATCAAAGATCATTTCAGGAATGTTATCTTTTGTACGATCACCACCATTTGCAAAAATGATTTGTGAATTTTTTGGAAAGCTATTTTTAATGTGTTCAATTGCGCCAATTGCAGAACCATCGTCATCATTAAAACCAAATGCGTGTCCAACACATTTAATGTTACTAACTATATTTGATCGTTCTTCAAAGGACATAAATGGTTGGCCTTTTTTACGAGTTAGCCAAGCATCGCTATTTACACCAACACATAAAATATCGCCAAGCTCTTTTGCTGCTTTAAAATATTCAATGTGACCAGAATGTAGTGGATCAAAGCCACCGGTTACAATAACAACTTTCATTCCCATTATAGTTTCTCCATTATATAGTTCCATGCAAAATTAACTTTTGTAGAAGATCGCATTTCAGGTTTAGTTTTAGCATAGTCTGGATGAACCCACCAGTCTTCATAGCTAGATTTTTCATCAACCGCGACATCGCTTACCATTAATATATATCCAAGTTTGCTAAGTACTTTTCTAGATTCATCTCTGATATCATTGCCCCACCAGACTGCATTATGCTGAAACTGCAAAACAGAAAATTCATACTTATCAAAAGGAATTGCTTTAAGAGCTGTAAGAGAAGCTCCCTCAGCATTGATTCTCAAATATTCAATCCTTTGCTCTAAACAATGTTGTTTAAATAACACTTTATAATCCGTATTGGCAGCATCTGCAAGTACTGAAGTAGTATTTCTACTTCTCGAAAAGATATGACACATTCTTTCTGAGTTATCTAATGAAATACCTTTCCAACCGAATTGTTTTTCAAGTAGTAGAGTATTATTAAACAGTTCAGGATGTCCAGATCCAATTTCTACAAATGTGCCATTTCTTTGTCCATCTAAAACAGACAATACAAACATGTCTTGGAAGTGACGTGAATAGTTCTTTTCTATGCTATCAATACCTTTAAACTTAAACTTGTATATGTCAAGTTCGTCTTCAGTAAATGTAAGTGTACTTGGATAACCATGTTCTGCTAATAAAGCAGTAGCTCCTTTGTCTACTTCTTCGCTAATAGAATTTTTATATTTTAAATCAAAAGCAAGGTTTTTAGATTCGTCTCTGCCGTCAGTTTTCCATTTAGCACGTGCATATAGTAAACGTAAAGCGTTAATACCTGGATAGCCGAGATCATCATCAAATCTGTCATGCCACTGCTCAAATTTAAGACCGATTGCAGCATACATCATTGATTCTCGCCAATCTTGCTTTCTTTGCTTAAACTTTGAAAGAAAATAATAAGCTTCTGGTCTATCTGGAAATGTATCAATGGCAATTTTAAGTAAGCCTTCTACACTATGATCTCTATCGCCATTACGTTCATAGATAAAAGAACCAAGAATCATGCACTTATATTGAAGCCATTTTTCTTTTATAGTTTTACCCGGCGACATATCAGCTGCACGAAGATAATAACTGAAAGCAGCAGAACCTTGTTCTAATTTATCGTATTCGCGAGCTAATTTATAGATTTTATCTGGGTTAGAATAATCTAAAATAACGTCATTCAATAGTTTCATATTTGTAAATTTCATACGTATTATCCGTTATCAGCTAAAAATTCTAAAAATACTTGTATTGGCATCTTAAGAATAAACGAAGCGTTATCTTGAAAACCAAACGAAATCAAAACGTTGTTATTATGAATGGTCATACCAGTTACAAATTCAATGTTGTAATCTGTATTTGTTACGTGATCATAATACGTTCCCATAAAATGGAAGTTGCGTGAAACATGAATCAAATTCCAATCGTTATCCCATACAAGAACTCTATGAGAATAGTCTCCATCTTTTCTACCGAATGGATCTCTTAAAAGATTTGTTTCATGAACAAAAGCCATTCTTTGTTTGTCGTTAAGACGAATTACTTGTGAACCACCTCTGAAGTCGCGCTTAAACGGTTTTCTTTCGTTTTGTTCAACAAATACTTCTATGGTTGTACCTTCTTCAATGTTAAATTTAACTAATTGAGTAGGGTTACACCATTTAACAAAGTGATAAGGCATATCAAGAACTGGCATCCAATTCTTTTCACAATAACTAGCGTCTTCACCCGGAGCCGGAATTGGATGTCTTGAAATTTCTTGCCATTCACCATCTTTAAAATCTATATGACAAAGTTCCATACGACCCTTGCCTTTTTCATCATAGCAATCACGACGAACACCGCAAAGATATAGTTTTTTATCCCATTCAAACAGACGAGCATCTTCCAAACCAACAAAGTTCCAAGTTGGTGCTACGTCTAACTTCATATTAACACGTTGTGCTGAGGCTAAATTAAGATTACTATCTAGCTCGCACATCACGTTATGAGTTTTTAACGCTACGTCATTTTCGGGATGTATGTATACGAGAGGTCCCCACTGGTGTGGAAACTTTTTCCCCTCGCTATGATAAAGAATGTAGTTAACGTGTCTAACGTTAACAAGAAGCTTTCCGTCTTTAAGAAAAATAGACGGATTCATAATACCAGTTTCATTTCCCAAAACTGCTTTTGGTACTAAAATTGGGTGTATTGAACCACCTCTTTTCAGAGCATAAGTTGCTAAACCACCCATATGCAAATCGTGCATGTCACCTCCATTATATAATAAAGAAATCGCCTACATTACCAATTAGGTTTTATTGTACGTAGTTTGCTTCTTTCAATTTTTGCATCTAACTGTTTATTTATGCGGTCTTGCTCAGCACCGGCTAAGACATCCTGCAACCAAGTAATAACTTGAGCTGAAGTTACATCGTTTAACGGTACAAATTGATTTGCAGGAATAGAACTTGCATCTAAAGTAGTGTTACCGAGATAACTTGCTTTTACTCCGTCTGTGTCTTCAGCTATTAATTTCCATTGAACCTGAACGACAGCATTCTCAAGAAGTACACCATCTTGATTCAACTGATCGTTTAGACCCAATTTTACGATACGCCAATTATAATTCACGACAGATTCCTTTTGTTATTAAACGCCAGGAGTTGGTACTGGAGGTACTGGTGTTACATCAGTTGCCCAAGGCATTGCTGTTTCGCGTACTTTATCTGCATCAATTTGACCTTGGATTTTGCCTTCAATGTGTGCTTTATATCCTGGATCGCCATTAACAACAGCTTGGACCCAAGAAATAACATCTTCTTCTTGCAGATCTGCAAAATCTACGAAAGATTCTAAGTTAACGCTTGCTGCACTGAATGGTGTTGCGCCAGAAAATTCGCCAGTTGCGCCAGTAGAGTCTGTTCCAACTACTTTCCAATATGTTTGGCATACTGCGTTTGTAAGCGTAACGCCTTCGCTGTTTACTTCGTCTTTTACTTTAAGACTTGTAATTGAATATGATAATGTAAGAGCCATTTTTATTTCTCCGTAAGTTAGGGATTGTTAAGTTATTTATATGATTCTATTTATAGAAATAGATCAACGGGCATTGCCAATCGGATTTTTCCCTTAAAAGGCAAAGTATGGTGATAAACGAACCCAGGAAACATGGTAAATTCGCCAGATTTAGGTGTATAGCATTGATTTTCAAACATGGACTTAAATTCTTCTTGGTAGCCTCTATTTGCATTATGACGAGGATCCATTAATACTAGTTCTCCGCCAGCTTGTTGTTCTTCATTCATGAGGTAAAATACTGAGCTAATTGGAGATCCGCTATGATTATGAACTGGCATGGCATATCCGGTATAACTGCCGGTAAGCCAAGCTCTTACTCGTCTTTCTTCAAAATCATTTATATCAATGTTCCAGTTTAACAAGTATTTTTCAAATGCTGGCCATACAACCTTATCACGAAATTCTTGGAATACTTCAGATCCATCACGAAGTATATCATATTCGTGAAAATCGTTAGGCGGATTTGTTAAATCAACTTCAGTAAAAATTGCATCGCATACTCTGGAAAGCAAAGTTTCATCTTCAATTTTACCTAAGTATACTGTCGTAGGCCACAGTTCGTTAAATCCCGGGTTCATCAATTAAAAATTCCTTCAAAAAGTATTCTTTCACATCAGGTACTAATCCTGAATTTTCATTAAATTCCCATGTAACAACTGCTAATATTTTGTGATATGTTTTAGGGTCTTTACTATATTCTACAAAATACGGGTCGTTTCCATGCAGTAATTCCGGATCATTAAGATAGTCATATACATCGCCACCAAAATAGTGTTCTAGCCATCGAGCATAACATATAGCAACCATATATGACTTAGATGGATAAACCCACCCAATATTTCTGTCATAGAAGTATCTTATAGCATCGCCTACAATATCATTAGTTAGTTCAATATTAAATTTTTTGAGATCATCAGAATACTCAGTGTTTATTCGATGATAAATTTCTTGTCTAATTTTCCATTCTTCCATATTATTTATCTTCATACCATTTAATAAGGTTTACAAATCCATTACAGCTGTTTTTTACATTCTTTACATCACGTAAATGCTCTGAAAGACATTTGCCATAGTAGTCACATTTTGAACAAAATTTATTATTTGATACTCTAACCTTTTCTAAATTACACCATTGGAGATATTCTTTAAATGTTTTGTATTCTTTAAAAAATTCATTTTCGTTTAGATCAAACTCTAGTACACCGTAGTTGCCAGATGGTGTTATATATACGTGATCATCTGAAAAACTATTGCGACTTGCATCTACTACTGAATTTAACAGGTGTATATTGTTTAGTTGAAACTTTTTATTTTTATTTTCAATCCATTTTTTAACAAACTCTTCATACTCTGTATAAGAAACTTGTAATTGATTGGCTTGATTTGCGCTGTACGGTTTAATTTCCACCGATATTAAATTACCTAATGTATTAAACATGTTAACCATA